AAGGGGGGCAGACGTTGTTATAGGTGGAGAAGTTTTAGCGTCATACACTGCACAAAATGCGGGTACCTTGACTAACGTCGATGATGGCGACGTTTTAACTCTTGTCTCGTCATCGACCAAACCTATTTTCCAGCGGCGCATATCTTTATCAGTAATATCAAAGCACTGCTCCCCGCTGATCTGCTCACATTTTGATTTGTATCGATATTTTGTTTCTGAGTTTTTTACATTTGATTGTGAAACAAAATTGGCTTTTATTTCAGCAAAACTTTGAAAACTAAAAATTAAAATTAAAACTGTAATTAATTTCATATATAAATCTCCTTATTTTTTACCAGTACAAGTCACTGTAATATCTGTGTCAGTTTCGGCCTCAACTCGCACTATGGAAGTTGTCAAACCAGTAAACCGACAAGCGTCAGTGGATTCAACGACGCCACTTCCATCATTGCTTGAACAAACACATACTGGTGAACTAGTCACCCATCCAACCTTCAAATTTAAAGTGCAAATATTTGTGCCAGCATCAGTTGTAGAATCAACAAAGTTACCAAATTCATTTGTCACAGTACACGATTCAGGAGAGGTGATTCTTATTGCACCAATCACTACACTTTGTGTAATGTCTTCCTGTGCAACTTTTGCATTGAGCGAGGTTGTCAAATCAGTGAAAATATGAGCGCCTGGAGTGTTTTCAATAACATCTAAATTCCAAGTACCGGCTGTTACTTGATTAGATTTAAGCCTTGCAATCAACCTGATAGGAACATTTGACCTACCAGTTATTGAATATAAATCGTCATCGTCACTAGCTGTAGAAATTGTCAAAGATGTTTGAAGGCTTGACTCATCTTTAATTGATGACGAAACTGCAAGTTCTACAGTACTGACATTATCTAGGGCATAAACATAAATAAAACTATCTGTGCCGTCTAAGTGACCAAGTGTTGCGCCGCTTGGGATAACAATTGAAAGTGCCGCCGTAACACTTAAAATATTATAAGAACCATCATTAGACGTTGCGTCTCGAAATGCTGTTTTTGAGGGACTTCCGGAACTTGCGTCAGTTAAGCCGTCTGCTATTTTTAAATTAAGAGTTAATGCATTTGTTGCGACACTTGTATCTATGGTTGTATTTTCTATCAATGACGCTTCATTTGCTACTATATCTGCAATGGCTTTAAAACCTATACCGTCGTCTGAAAACTCAATTTTATTTGTACTTTGATTAGCCCTAATTCTTTGAGTCGTTCCGAATTCAATCAATTTGTCATTTGTTGAGCCTGGTCGACCAAGTTTTAAAACATCGTCACCAATTTTTGCAGCATGAACAACAAAACCCCCAATAATAATAAACCCCATGAAAAACCCTATTTTTTTAAACATTAACTCCCCCTATGGCGTCTGCTTAATTGTCCTAATATCGTTTACTCTTAAAACGCCGACATAAGAACCACCCGTTAAATTACTTGATGTATATTGAATTTGTCCCGCTGCCGTGATTGTGAAAATAACTTCGGAGTCGTCAAATTTAGAATCAAAAGACAAAATCCAATCGTCAGCAACCGGATCAAACAAAACAAATAGCTCGCCCATTTCATTTAAATTGTTGCCGACTGACTCTCGATGTATGTCGAATAAAATCCGAACCGATTTTATAGTGACTTTGTCAAAAACAAGACCTGTCAAATCAAGTGCAACGTTCTGATTATTAACTATCGTAAAATTAGTTTGAACCCCTCCGGTGCCAACAAATGCCGCAATAGCTTGTGCAACTTGGGTTTCGTCACCCGTATCTGGAGTTATTCCTTGGGCTTCAATAAAACTAACAAGCTCATTTTGAACATTATTTAACCACACAGCCCGTGCAATTGTAGCAGGTATAGGTATAGCTGGATTTCCTTCTGTGAATTGGTCACCCGCCGCAGCGGTTGGGTCTTGTATTCTATCCATTTATGCACCCCCAAGAGCGAAAATTACGTCAGTGTGTGCAGGTTTTAATTTTTTAATCGTGCAAGTTAAAACTTCATTTTTAAATTCTACAATTGGATCACCGGCACGACCTTGACCTGCTCTAAAAAATATTGTTTCTGTCGGGTCCGAATTTACTTGAAAAAAGAAATCCCATAACTCTCCATGAATGCCGTCACCTGCACGACCTTGACCTGCCCTAAATTGTCTAAAATCATCAATAGAAGAATTAAAACCCAATCCACTAATGACATTTATAAAAAAAGCAGCGTTTTGCCCACCTCTTGAAATTAATTTTTGAACAACTTGGCCGCGTCTTTCTTCGATAGTCATTGCAGAAATAGAACAATCATCAGGCAAGCCCGTGACACGTTCCCATTCTTCTAGTAATTCAACTGTACGTCTTGGGTCTAATTCTCTTTGTAAATCACGTACACGTAAATCAACACGACAAAATTCAACGGCCATCGCTCTTAACAGTTTAGTTAAATTCGCATCGTTATCTTTTCGCCAAGCAAAACCATTGGGGAAAAAGTTTTGAAATAGTTTTAAATACCTTTCGGTTAAATTAGGGTTTGAAATGTAAAACTCCCTGTTATAACAATTTCTCCGGTGGCAACTTCAAAATTCGCAACGGGACTAATTAAGTCGTGGTCGTCTTCACCAACGGCTGTACTAATCGCTTCATTAATGCGTGATAATAAAATAGTTCCTGTAAAAGTCTCAAGCGGTCCTTTAAAAGCTCCGGCAGGTGCGGCTTCTCTTTTTATCAAGTCTCTAAGTTCTTGCTCAATCGCTTCTCTAATTGCTTGGGTGTTTGGTTTTAACTTAATAACAAAGTCTAAAGGGACTGGGGTCGGTGCAAAGACTGTAACAATGGCTGTTACAGGTCTAAATGCATCAATGACAACTTGTACCTCCGCTACTTTTGCAGCATTGGGAATTATTGGAATTTCATCATCTTGAACAAAAGTGACGCCAACAGTAGGAGGGCCAAGTTGTAAAGGAAAAACAAAAGCACGGGTAACCCCTGCAACGGTTAAAGCTTCTTGAACGTAGTCGTTTGCTTTGCCCCCGCTTGGTGGTTCCTGAATACGGTCAAAAAGTCTTAAACTATTACTTTCGTCAGTTTCAGTATCTTCACCTGAGACTAAAGTAGTAATTACTGTAGCGTCTGAATCAATGTCGACAATGGGCGAGACAAGAGTTAAAACGTCGCCATCATCGACGTTAGTCAAGGTACCCGCATTTTGTGCAGTGTATGACGCTAAAACTTCTCCACCTATAACAACGTCTGCCCCCTGAGTGAGTACAGAAGTAGTAAAGCCACTGTCTAAGGGGTCGACATCATTGCGGGCCTCGGCGGTCGCTGCGGTGACTGTTATCTCATTCCCATTTGCAACGCTTGCCGATTCGAATGCACTGTCAGTTAATATAAAAGCTGCAAGTTTCGTTGCGACATTATTCGCTAAGTCATTAGCGATAACTGTCGTCACTTCAACGGCACGACCGCCAGCTGTAATAATATCCTGTGCGGCCTGGGGAATAGTCGTGCCGTCATCGTCGACGTCGAACCAAAAGCCGACACCACCTGCGCCGTCGGGCACGTTGACAGTCTTAGCGTCTAGGTCTTTGGACACGTCTGCACGGGTAATGATCTTTGAAATTTCTTTCACAGTGGCAGCTGCCGTCTGAATTGTCGCCTCTGAATCTATTATATATTGTTCGCCATCGGTTCTAGTCAAAGCTGTACTGACAGGTATTATCGTTGCAGGGGTGCCAGTGTGTTTGACTTGAATTTGTGTAAAAGTCGCGGCGAGTTTAGGGACACCAAAAAGAGCCACCCAAATTCGTAAGAAAAAACCTCTTATATTTAAAACTTCACGCTGAATAAAATCAATATGCCCGTGCAAGACATGACTAACCCCTGTTATAGCTAAGGCAATAACGTTTAAGAATGCCCTACGTAAAATATTTTTTACGCCAAGTTCGCTTTTTAAGTCGTTCTTAACACGCTTTAAAATTTCTGGTAGCGTCGGTCTAGTAAAAGACATTCAAGCAACCTCCAAATTGCCTTGCGCATCCCAAATGACACTAAATTTTGCCTCAATGTCGTCAGGTCGCTCTATTTCAATATCAAGTTTTGTTTGCTCGTCATTTACAAATTCAGCTGTAGCGGTAACGGTTGAAACTAAACCGTCGTCAATCATCCACTGTAAGGCTTGTTTTGAAAATTCTTCTATTTGAACTAAAGTTAATGGAACTTTTTTTGCCCTTGCTAACGTCCAAATTTTTGAGCCGATTTTATCTTGATCTATTTCAGGAAACATATCGCCCCACCAACCATGTCGGTCGTCTTCACCATCGGGGAGTTCGTCAAGCGTTACACGTTGATCGGTAAAAAGAGAAATTGCAACGGCTGTTTGCAAACCTTCATCGCCCTTTAAAACATCGTTTTCAATTACAATGTCAAAGCAACCATCAACTAAAAACAAACCTATATCACTCAAGTGACTGGCCCCCCTATTCCTGTAACTGGTAAAACACCACTAACGGGGTCGAGAACTTGAAAAGCGCCAGAGGCGACAACCGAGTTAGCAGAAAACTCGTCTAAAACCCCTTGGCAAATTCCAGTCCATGCGGTCTTTAAATCAGTTTCAACTTGTCCAGTTATAGCGGGATTAATAGTTTTTAATTCATTAACTATTTTTTGCGCCATCCCTGCGGCTGTCATCGTTGCCATTTTTTACACCTTAAAAGTATCAAGTTTTGTTTT